CGGGTGGCGTACTGCCGCTATATATGAGGCGAAGCTAGACCAGATTCACCATGAAGCTGAGTTGAATGGTGGCCAAGTCCTGCTTTATCTGGATGACACGTCGCCCACTCCTGATTAATCTTGCCTTGGTTAATTCCATGAGATAAAAATCCCCTTGGTTTTCTATTCTATTTTTGCACGGGGGGACATGCCAAGGGATGAGGGCAAAAAAAATCCCCCAGCCCGCAAGGGCTGGGGGATAGTCTTTCCGTTTCTTATCGGTTATTTCTTGGCTGTTTCCTTGGCAAGCTTGGCATTGTATTTGTTTGTTTGCTTGCGCTCGTTTTTGCTTTTCACGCTGGTACCAGCGATGAGGGAAACATAGTCCGTGCAATTTCGGATTGCAGTTTCTAGCGTCTTGTCATTTTTCTTGTCGGCAACTGGTTTGATGGCACCAAACGCATCATGTCTTTGGACTAACCACACTTTGGTCTCCCTTTTTGACAGGTCTACGGAGTCATGCTTGCCCTCAAGCATAGCGTCAACGGTTGCCGCTTGCGCTTTCTTGAACTTTGTAGCGTCAAGGGTCAACTTGTTAGCCTTTGCCTTTTTGATTGCTGCATCCATTGCAGGCTTTAGCTTTTTGCTATCCAAGTGATTTTTCACATTGTGAATACAATCACGGAATGCCTTGACCTTTGCGTCAATCGTTACCTCTTCGCTTGTCATGGTTTGCCATAACGATTTTTCGGTGCCAATTGTAGCGTCAAGGCTAGCTTTAAACACGTCCGCAAGGTGAGCTTTCATGTCCACCTCTAGGCCATTGCTTGTTTTCGTTTTACCTTCAACGCCTAGCGCGTGGATAAAACGGATTTGCAATGCTTCAGCAGTTTGTAAGCTCAGGATGATTTCACTCTTCTTTTTTGTTTTGGCTTGGAATTTATCCATGCCGAACAAATCTTTCGGAGTGATTGAATCATCTTCGAGCAAACCCTGTACACTTTCCAAGATGGTCTCGCGATCATCTTGTCCAATGTCCGAGCGTGCAGCGACTAACATTTTCTTTGCATCCTCGCGCTTTGCTTTCGGTTGCTTTTCGCAATCGGCAAGCAATGCGGCATAATCAACGCCTTGCGTTAAGTATGCTTTTACTTGCGCGTAGTATGCAATAACCGCGCCGCGTCCCTTGACGGCCTCTTTGTTTTTGGCCGTATGGGTTTTGGATTGCGGTGCCGTTAGGCTCCGGAAGTTTGGCTGGATTTTGTCCGCGTCTGTTCCAGTTGCGTTTGTTGTTTTCTGGTTTTTGTTAGTTTTCATTTTACTGTCTCCTAACAACCAGCACGCGCACACGGTGCGCGTGCTATCGGTTGCAAGAAATTGCCAGCAAAGTTATTAGCTAGAAACTTTTTACAACCGATAGAAACGGAATCTTGTGAAAAAACTTATTCGGGATTCGGAGTACTGTAGGTTTTAAACTGCTGAAGGTTTAAAACGTTTCCCCGTTTGCCTTTGGGTTTTGATTTTCGTTACGGTTTCTTCCGCATTTTGTCCGTCGGTCTTGGCTTCTCGCTGGGGAGGTTTCCCGTCTTGGCGGCCTTTACCTTTTTGACTGCTCACCCTTTCGGGCGGCCATAGTCAATCGAACAATAGGTATCATATCAGGTATCGAGCAGAGTACAAACTATTTCTTTTGCTTTGAGAGTGTGCTAGATTGGCCAAATGTTTCTAGCTAGTAACTTAAAGGGCTAGTGTTTAAAGGGAGATTTAAAGTCATGTCAAGAATCGGAATAAAGAAAAAGTTAACGGCACCGATGCGTGAAATACTATTGGAAACACTAGCTCAAGGCGTGTCCTTGCATGGTGCGTTGAACAAAATAGGTATCACGCCGGAACGTTTTCAAACGATCATATCCGGAGAAGGGAAGGAAGCCCTTGTATTAAAAGCGCAATGCGATTCCGCGCAAGCTCGCGCAGAAGAAACACTCTGTCGTCGCATCATTGAGAATTCAAGCCCTGCAGTAGCCTTGGCGTTTTTACAAACAAGGTTTAAACACTGGGCAACCAAGGGCGACAATCCACAGCAAGATCAAAAGGCCGAGGCGTTGCTTGCTCGACTCGCGAGCGTGCCGGAGCAGCAGCGCAAACGCAACTAGCCATGCCTCGCATCATGCGCGCGTCTCGTGTGCGCGACCACACAACCACCACCACCCCCCTTGAGCCTCCTCCCACTCTCCCCCCCTTTTCAGAAATGAGGCTATTTTCAAGACTGTATATCAAATGAAACCCCTCAAAGTTCAACCTCCCAAAAAACGCAGAGGCAGACCACGCAAGAAAGGCACCTTGGACGTTGTGCTGCCCAAGAAGGTCATTAAGCCCAAGTATGCTGGCAACATACTAACTCCTGAACAAAAGCTCTCAGAACGCAACCTCAAGCGAGTAGAGGCTATCTCTGAGAAGGTCACGACTGCCAGCCAGTTGCAGAACTTCCCTGAGATGATTCTTGGGGTTAGGCCGTATGAGTGGCAGTCGAAGGTTTTGGAGGCATTGAATCCGAAGGAGAGCAGGGTAGCCCTGAAGGCTGCGAACGGAAGCGGGAAGACCAGTCTGGTTGCGGCTAGTGCAGTCCTTTGGCATATGGTGAGGTTTCCTGAGAGTCTGGTGGTGACGACTGCTGGGGTATGGAGGCAGGTTGAAGGCCAGCTTTGGCCTACGCTCAAGAAGTATACTGGAGGACTGGGAGGTGGCTGGAGGACAACGAGCAACGAGCTTGAGTACAGGAATGGGTCAAGGGCTATAGGCTTCTCGACCAATGAGGCTGGGAAGTTTGAGGGTTGGCATAGGCAGGGGCCGACCGAGAATCTGTTGATGATAGTGGATGAGGCGAAGACTGTGCCTGATTGTATCTTCGATGCCATAGCAAGGTGTCAGCCCAGCAGGTTGCTGGTGATGAGTAGCCCCGGTGCCAGTGCGGGGGCTTTCTATGAGGCATTTACCAAGCAGAGGAAGAGTTGGGAAAACTTTTCTGTAACCGCCTTTGAGTGTCCTCACATCACTCAGGCTTGGATTGACGAGCAGGTTGAGATTTATGGTGAGGACAGTCCTCTGGTGAGGTCGATGATCTACGGGGAGTTTTACGATGACAGCGGGGAAGGTTTGGTGATTCCGCTGAAGACTCTGGAGGGCTGTTTGCAGAATCCCCCCAAGCATGAGAAGGGTGGAAGGATTGCCTTTGTGGACTTTGCAGCAGGAGGGGATGAATGCGTGTTCGCCCTGAGGGAGGGGAATAAGGTTACTGAGATGATTTGCTGGAGGGATAGGGACACCAATCGCACGATAGGCGAGATCATCAGCCTGATGGAGAGGTTTGGCCTACAGGCTGATGAGGTCTACGCTGATGAGGGTGGTCTGGGTTTACCCCTTTGTGATGCCCTCATGGCGGCAGGTCACGACATCCACAGGGTAAACTTTGGGGCAAAGCCGTTTGATTCACGCTACTCGAACAGGTCGGCTGAGATGTGGCATACCGCCGCAAGGACGATTCAGAAGAAGGAGGTTATCCTCCCTGATGACCCAACCCTGCATCAGCAGATGGTGACAAGGAGGGCTGATGTGAGTAGGACGGGGAAGTTGGGCGTCGAAGCTAAAGACAGGATGAAGTCCAGAGGATTGGATAGCCCCGACAGGGCGGACGCCGTCCTTGGTTGCATCTCTTGCGGCGGCGGCATAGGCGGGACATGGCAACAGTTCAATGAGGGCGGTGTCATAGGGATGGATGAGCTTTATTCGGCAGCTAGGGAAAGCTACGAGGCAGATGTGTTACCAGCAGGAATGCGTGTTGGATACTAATTCTCCGGTGTGGAAGTGCTTGGGATACAAGGAGTTACAGAAAAACCTCCGAGAATCTCCCAAAGTCTCCCAAAGTCTCCCAAAATCTCCCACAATAGAGAGATAGAATAGAATAGATAGAATAGAATACTATGGGGTTTGGATTGCCATCACAGATGAAACCAGCGGTGGTTGCCCGTGTAGGTGGGGGAGTCTGGGGGTATTGTGACATCTGCACTGATGCGAGCGACCCGGAGTTTGACTTCCTGAAGTTGCACTGGTTGGTAGCTTGGGACAGGGCGACGGGGTTTGATTACTGTCAGGATTGCGTAAATCATGCATTGACGGCTGACCGGATTCTTGTTAAGACAGGCAACTTGATGAACATGAGGCATCCGAGGAGAGGCAAGGAGAGCAGTGAATTTCCACCAAGGTAATGTTTCTAGCTAGAAACTTTTATGAAGGTTAAAGCCAAGAAGAATCAATCCGATAGTAGCCCAAATAAAAATGGCTTCATCAAGCCGACTGCTGCCGACATCAGGGCAGGTAAACCCGCGCAACCGCCGGGAAGAAGAAACCGAGGAAGAGGGAGATAACTATGCCAGACAAAAAAGAGGCCCGCGTGTTTCGACTCAATCCGAACTTTTCTCAAGGTCGGTTAAACCCGAAGTACAAAACTGAAACAGGTAGTGAAATATTTCTTGGAGGAGAAAGTGATGCCTACAAGAAGGCTATGGGCGATGCTCACGGATTCGGGGAAAGAAAACCCAGTCGCAAAAAACCTCGCCCAGCCAAAGCCACACAACAGAGGGCAACGCCTGCAAGTGAATCAGCCCAGAAGATGTCGAAGCAACTTCGCCATCTCGCCCGAAAGCCAAGAATGCCAAGAGTCATTCCCAAGTTCGGAAAGCCTAAAAAGCAACCGATACCGTGGCCGAGATAAGGGACGCCCAAGGTAATGCCATTTAAGAGTAAAGCCCAAAGGAAGTGGATGTACGCGAACAAGCCAAAGATGGCGAGTAAGTGGCAGAAGGAAACCCCCAAGAAGAATCTCCCAGAGACGAAGACAAAAGGTGAGCGCAGAACTACATGATCTAATCCTTGAGGATGTTAAATCCCGCGTCAGGTGGGAGACTCGCCAAGGTCTCTGGTATCAGATGCGTAATGACGGCTTGCGTCGAAAGCACAAGCCGTGGCCTAACGCGGCTGATATGCATTTCCCCATCATCGACACCACCATCAACAAGCTGAAGCCGAGCTTCTTTCAGCAGGCTATGGGCTTGGATGTCATTGCCACGTTCGTGCCCATGCGTAGCCAACTGGCAGGATACACAACGGCAGCAGAGCAATGGTTTAACTACAAGCTTCACGAGAAGAGCAACTTCGCAACCGAGGTGATGAGTTGGATTGACCATATGCTGATGACGGGGCATGGAATCCTCAAGGTCTTCTGGGACACGAACAAGAAGCAGGTTCACTTTCAGTCGGTTGACCCGATGTACATGATTGTCCCACCTTGGACAAAGAATATTGAGGACGCTGACAGGGCTTGCCAAGTGCTTCCCATGAGTCTGGAGACCTACAAGAGGTCTGGAATTTACAAGACCGACAAGTCAATCCTCAATAAGATCGTCGGAGGCACCATCGAGGGGTCTGGGATAACCGACGAACTCAAGGATACCAAGGAGATCAGGGAGGGGATTACCCACTCCAATGACAAGGATCAGGTCATCGTCTGGGAGGTATACTCCCGTACCAAGAGCGGTGAGTGGGAGATGGAATGTTTCTCCCCTCAAGCCCCAGACACGCTTTTACGCAGCAGGATGAAAGTCCCGTTTGACCACGGGGTTCCACCCTACGTCTCGTCAAAGTACGAGATCACTGACGGCGGATGGTATTCCCCTCGCGGGGTTTGCGAGATGCTGGCACCATTTGAGGCCGCGCTCACCAAGACTTGGAATGACAAGATGGATGCCTCGACACTCCTCAATCAGCCCTTGTTCAGGGCAGAGCGCGACCTCCCCAATACTGTCAACCTCCGAATGAAGCCAGCGCAAATCCTTCCGTTTGGGATTGCCCCGGTTCAGATGCCCAGTACACCAATCGACTTCGACAAGGAGATGACCCAAACCCAGTCCATTGCCGAGCAGCGGGTAACCGTGCCCGACTACGGCATCATGGCTGACCGGGACAGGCGTACTGCTACGGAGATAGAATCAATTAATGCACAAGCCCAGCAAAACATGGACTTGAGGCTACGCCTCTTTCGTCAGGCACTGGGTGACCTCTTTCGTCAGGCTTGGAGTATTCTTCTCCAGTTTGACAGCAAGGATTTGCAATACCGCTTCCTTGAAGACAGCCTTGCAATTGACCCGATGGCGTTGCATAGCGATTACCAGATTGAACCACGCGGTGGCATGGACATGGTCAGCAAGGCGATGCTCTTGAACAAGGCAGTCCAGCGCAAGCAACTGTTCGTCAACTCGCCTTGGATAAATCAGGTTGAACTGGACAAGAGCATCCTTGAGTTGGAAGACCCGTCACTGATTCCAAGGCTTATCCAAGACCCGAATCAGAAGGCAGCGGATGAGGGTGAGGATGAACAGAAGATCATACCTGCCCTTCTGGTTGGACAAATGATTCCGGTCAAGTCTGGGCTGAACTTCCAGATTCGTATCGGGGTCATTATGCAATTCCTCGAACAGTCGAGGCAGATCGGAATGGAGATTAGCCCTCAGGGTGCTCAGGCAATTACTGCCAGACTCGACGGACTGCTGGGCGCGATGGAGGCGGTGGACACCAACAACGCGAGGGCATTGGGCAAGGAAGTCAGGGAGTATCTCCAGAACACGGGCATGATTCCCTCCACCGAGGAAGTCGAGCAGGCACAGATTGACGAGGCTATGGCAATGTCGGCACCGCAAGCCCAAGCCCAACCGCAACCACAAGCATAATGTTTTCAAGATTCTTCAGGTTTATGCGGATAGCGTGGCGGATGTCAGGAACCCTTCCGTGGGTGGGTGACCCGAACTGGGACACCACGGATTCCAACGCATTACGCAACTTTCTGGTCTCAAAGCACGGCAAGAGATTCAGGATGACCCTGCTGAACATGGTCTTGCGGCAGAACGCGCAGGCGGTGTCCGGCAAAAAAGAACTTGAATTTAACGTAGGATTTGCTAATGGTGTCAGGGTAACGGTACACACCGTGGAGACTCTTGCCACTAAACTGGAGGAGTCCGAAGAATTTGCGTCAGATACATACGGGGTCGAGTATCTGGCGAGTCAAGACCCCACAGCAACGGACGTTCGGTTTGGTGCGATGAACGGACGAGGATAAGCACCATGAAGTGAAGCATTATGCCAGAGGAATCCGGTGAAGTCACCGAAGCCCAATTACTGGCCGCTGCACAGCAGTATGACGCTGCCGTTGAAGCGGGAGAAACTCCGTCAGTAGAAATACAGGCGGAAGAGGCCACGGAAGAGGTCGAGAAAGCTGAAGAAGCTGAGGAGACCGTAGACATACCGGAGGAGAAGGAGTCCGATGAGACTCCAGACTCGGGCAATGCGGACAAGGTTGAGGAATTGACGGAGGGCGAAACGCCTGAGGTCGAGGAGACGCCAAAGGAAAGCAAGTGGAAAAAGAATGAGGCGCGGAAAGCCAAGTCTTGGAAGGCGTTAAACGAACGAAAAGAAGAGGCTGACCGCAGGGAAGAAGAACTGAAGTCAAGGTCTGAAGAGCTTGAAGCTCGGCAGAAGAAAATTGACGAAGGTCACTCCCACAGGGATGAGTACGGTTTCACCGCTGAGGATTATGAGCGATCAGCGGAGATGGCCAATGAGGAAGGGAACGCTGAGGAAGCTCGCGATGCCACGGAAAGGGCTGAGAATCTCCGGGGAGCCGGAAAGGAAGTCCAGTTAAATACCAAGGCTGAAGAGTTTAAACAGGCTTTCGAGAATACTCGAAAAGAGTTGATGCGAGAGATTCCTGACCTGAAAGATAATAGCTCAGACTTGGCAGTGGAGGCTAACCAAATCCTCAGGAAATATCCTGACTTGCTTTACGTAGCTGAGGGAAAGGGACTGCGTCATGCAGTTCAGATCGCACAGTGGAAGATGGCGGCCAACTCGAGTGAAGCGAAAGAGACTGAAGTCAAGGAATTAACCGATAAACTAAACAAACTGGAAAAGAAATTATCGGTTGATGGCGGATTCACTAGCGACAAGCTGGAAGGCGAGAAGGGCTTTGATGATCTTTCTACTGAAGATCAGGAGGGCTTTCTACGCAAGGCAGCTATGGAGTTTGATGACGCCATGTAACTGGTAGGAAAGGCATACTAGTATGGCAACGAATACCACTACTACACTATCCAACCAGTATCAAAATTACTTTAGCAGGAAACTGCTAACCTATGCTGTTCAAGCACTGATACTGGATCAGTTCGCCAAGAAGTCCCCCCTCCCTCCGAGGGCGGGTCACAAGGCGATAACCATGTTTCGCTACGGCGTCCCTTCAACCTCTGCTATTGAAGCACTGACTGAAGGAACCGCACCTAGCGGGACTCGCACACTCAGCCTTGATAAGATTGAGGCAACATTAAGCCAACGGGGTCAGGTCATTGAGTTGACTGACATTCTTACTGCTACGGATTTATTTAATTCGCTAGCGCAGAGTATCAAGACCAACGGGCAGGACGCCGCATTAGACATGGACACCATTACCCGCAATATAGTTGTGGGGTCAAATGTGGCCGGTGATGCAATGGAGAACACGTTTGCAACCTACGTTCTGAACAACACCGACGAACTCACCGAGTTGTACGCTGACGGAACGAAGGAAGTATGGGCATCGGGTGCTGGCACTGCCGAGTACGCCGCATTTGAAGTCTCCACTGGAGCCGACACGTTAATGGATGCTCCGGCCGTTCTTAATGCTGTTACTCAGTTGAAGGTCAACCGCGCACTACCCTCCAGCGGAGGGATGTATGTTGCTGCGGCAAGCCCACAGGTGATTAGCGACGTGATGACAGACACCGTTTGGCAAAATGCAGCCACGTATAGTAATGTGCAGGACTTGTATAAAGGTGAAGTCGGCTCCCTGTATGGAGCCAAATTCATTATGACCACAAATCCGTTCATCTCCGGTGATGCCAACGGCACTGACGCTGACCGATTCATCTATGATGCGTCCGGCGGAGGTGGCACGGCGGGAACCAACGATGTTCACGCGACAATCTTCCTCGGTGAGGAGGCTTACGGGGTGCCTGACTTGAGCAGTCAGTCTCCATTTAGCCCGAAGGTTGAGATTGTTGACACGGCGGACAAGAGCGACCCGTTAAACCAAAAAACCACTTGTTCATTCAAGACTTTTTGGACGGCGTTGCGATTGAATCCGCTTAACTACCTTATCATGCGAAGCAAGACTGCTTCCACTGCGTAGGGAAAAATCAAGTTATGAAGCCTGAAGGCGGAGTAACCCTTATTATAGCGTTGGGAGGGGGGAAACCTCCTCCCAACGCCCATTCCAAACACGAAGGATGCGAGATGATAAAATTACCTATTGATGCACTGGTAACTGATACTGAGGGCGGCGAGGAAGTCGCGCCAGAGATCGGGGATACGGTTGTCCTTGAGATCGTTGAGGGTGAGGTAACCCACATCGACGAGGATGGCACAGCACACGTTGAATTGAAGACGGCGGGCGGGGAGCCAATCGAGTATGTCGAGGAGGAAGCGGCTGTTGATGAAGCAGTTGTTGCCGACGACGAGCTTGCTGGCATGGAGGCAGAGCTTATGGCTGCTGCCGCCGCCCAAGACGAAGAGCAAGGGCTGTAATGCCTACCTACGACTTTAAGAGTGATGACGGACAGAGAATAGAGCGACTTGTCTCACTCGGCACGGAGGAGTTAATCGAGGAGGGGGTTACCTACAAGAGGGTGCCCAACCTTGAGGGTTTTGCATTCACGGGCAGGGCTGTTGGAGTCCCACCGCAGAAAGAGCAGGTCAAGGGCGGCTACTATAAGCTAGAGCAGGAGAAGGGGTCTCGCTTCCTGAAGCAGTCACTTTTTACAACCAAACAGATCAAGAAAGCGTGGGGGATTTAGATGGCTACTTTAACGGGAAATACAATTGCCAGTACGTATCCGTACTTGCTCAAGCTGGAGGGAACCGAAACTCCCCTTGACACCGACTTACAGACGATAGAAGACGGAGTAGGAACCGATTCAGCCCTCAGGATAAGTACGGCTGGGGTTGTGTCCACTGGCACGCTCGCAGTGACAGGAATCTCAACCCTGTCCAATGATCTTGCCCTGAATTATGAAGACCCCGAAATTACAATCGTTGATACAGGGGAGGATGTTTACGCCTCTATTCTGTATAACGATCAAGCCTTTAAGATTCTAGTTGATCGCAGCATTGACGGGGATAATCCTACGCTTTCAATGGGGGTCAGGAATTCTTCCCAAGCTTTTGAAATCGGTTGGCCGAGTCCGGCACTTGAGAATGACCCCTACGTGCAAATCGGGGATGGCTATGTGCTCAGATTTGCAGGCGCGAGCTACAATACAAGATTCATTGCTACTGAGCCAACGGCTGAACGCACTATTACATATCCTGATGCTACAGGCACAGTCGCGCTTACATCAGATACGATTACCGTCGGCTCAACTTCAATCAGCCTTGGGGGGACGGCAACGACCATTGCCGGACTAACCTCAGTTACTTCAACCGGATTTACTGGCGACCTGACTGGAGATGTGACTGGCTCATCCGGCAGTTGCACAGGAAACGCAGCCACAGCAACGCTTGCTTCCACGGTAACGATCACTGACTCAACATCGAACACAGCTTTCCCGGTTGTTCTTCACGATGAGTCCAATGCACTTCTGGATGACACGGGTACGTTTACCTACAACCCAGATACTGGTCTCCTTGCGGTTGCGCTTCTGGACAGCAACAGCGGCACCTTCGGTGGAACCGTGACCGCAACCTCGTTCGTTGGTGCTTTAACCGGCAATGCGACCACGGTTACCACCAATGCAAATTTAACGGGAGAGGTTACGAGTTTGGGGAACGCTGCCACCATCGCTGACGATGTGGTGGATGAGGCAAACCTTAAAGTAAGCAATGCCCCCACAAACGGATATGTCCTTTCAGCGCAGTCAGGTGACACTGGCGGCCTCACATGGGTGGCCAACACTCATGCCTCAGGCACGGTGACAAGCGTCACGGCGGGTGCTGGAATGACGCAAAGCGGCACATCCACTGTCAACCCAACACTTGACGTTGTTGGAACGGCGGACAGGATTACTGCCTCGGCAGATGCAATAGACATCGCCTCAACTTATGTAGGACAGACTTCGATTACCACGTTGGGAACAGTTGCCACTGGCACATGGGAAGGGACGACTGTCGCAGTTGCTCAAGGCGGGACGGGGGCCACTACAGCAGGAGCAGCACTTACTGCTCTGGGCGCAGCAGCCAGCGGGGCTAACTCCGACATTACCAGCCTCACGGGCTTAACCACCGGAGATGGAGTAAAGTTTACCGGGGGTGGCGTAACAAATCGTTTGATTCAAATTGGGGACGCAACCGGGACGGATCAAGAGGGTAGTAATTTAATTATTAGCGCAGGTGCAGGTACGGGCACTGGAGGCGGCGGGGCAGTTATCTTTAAGGTAGGCGATACTCCCGGCTCCAGCGGGTCATCCGCTAATTCATTGACCACAGCCTTGGAGCTAGACGAAACCACACTGAGGGCGCGTTTTTATGGAGCACTCAAGATAGAGGGAGGCAGCCCCGGCGTCGGTAAAGTCCTTACGAGTGATTCAGGGGGCAACGCAAGTTGGGAGACGGCAAGCGGAACCGGCACCGTTACCAGCGTAGGTGCTACATCCGACTCAGGCTCCATAACGCCGATAACTTCTTCCGGCACGATCACCTTCACCGGCGGCACAAACGTCACTACTTCAGCAACTGGATCAGCGGTCACTATAAACTCAACCGACCAATACACAGGCACCGTCACCGGAACCAGCAGTGAAAACAATGTCGCCGTTTGGGATTCCACGGGCGCGGCAATTGACGGCAGTTCAAACCTGACCTTTGACGGATCAACCCTGACAACGGGAGATACCCAGTTCACAGGTCAAGTCGGAATCGGGAAAACACCATCCGCCACCTCCCCTTTGGAGATGACAAGAGATGGAGGCTATTACTGCCTGCTGGAGAACACGGAAGATGCAGTAGGCACCAGCACCAACACCGGGATACACATACTGGCAAATGACCGCGACACTGAGGTAGATCGTTGCTCTTGGTATATATACAACGTAGCAACCGGAGGCGGGTTGAATTTTTATCAGGATGACACCTCTGGTGACCGTGACCCCGGCTCAATCATGTTCACTGCCTCCGGTGATGTTGGCATTGGGCAGACTACTGTTGCCGCTGTAGATACACGACTTCACGTTGAGAAGACCGGAAATACCTACTGCAAGATTCAGGGGAATGATGCTGATGCAGTTGTTGCAGAGTCTGGCGACCAATACCTGAACTCAGAGAGTCACTGGTATTGGTACAACACAGCCGCAGGAAAACTGGAAGCGTATGAGGTGAACAGCGGCACGATATGGTTGTCCATTAACCCCGGTGGTGGCAGCGCATCACAGGCTAGCCGTATGCGTGGCGCAGCCGTTGGTGCAGAAATCTGCATCGCCTGTTCGGATGAGACGACTGCAATTGATTCAACCGGAGTAAAGGCGACATTCCTTATCCCCCGCGCCATGACGGTGACGGAGGTTAAGCTGAGTCTGACAACCGCTGACACCACTGGACTAACTATTCAAGCGGTGGATTATGCGGATGACCCATCGGGTGGATCAGGGACAACAAATATGCTTAACGCTGCTTTGGATTCCACAAGCGGGTATTACGCAACCACCAGCACTTTTGCTTCTTCGGCAACCTCCTATTCTTTGGGTGAGAATGATTTTGTCGCAGTGAACGTAACATCCGCTGGAGACAGTCAGGCCAAGGGCTTAAAGGTGTGGCTAATTGGTTACTATACATGAGCAACATCATAAATCCATACAGGTTTGCTGCTGCCGGTGGTGAGCCGGACATTGAAGTTCTGTATGATTCGACAACCATTCCTGATGGCGGCTCGCATACAATCTCGCCCAATCCCGAGGAAGGAGTCGAATACACTGAAGTTTTCACTATCGAAAATAACGGCACTGCAACTCTCACCTTATCCGCCGCCTCCATCAGCAATACGTCGAATGTCACAGTCAACTCGCACACGTTTGGTGCTGTTTCTGTTGCTCCCTCTGGGAGCACAACTTGGACTGTAAAGTACACCGCTACCAACGACGGTGCATTCAGTTGGGACGTGGAAATCCCATCGAACGACCCCGATACTGCTACTTATGATTTTTCAGTCGATGGAACGGCTGATGCCGCCGTGAATCCACCAACAAGCATCGACCTCCTGCTGGTTGCAGGCGGTGGAGGCGGTGCGGGTAATGCTTACGGAGGCGGCAGTGGTGGCGGCGGTGCGGGTGGGATGCGTGACTTGACAGGTCAGAGTATAAATCCATCAGGCGGCGAAACCTATACCGCCGTAGTAGGTGTTGGAGGGGGCGGGGGGTCATCGGATTTTTCGGGAGCCGGTTCACCGGACGCAGAGTCTGGCGGGGAATCCAAATTCTATGACTCCACCGAAACCTATAGCGAATCAAGCGCAGGCGGTGGGCAGGGGGGGCGATATGTTGAGTTTGATTCTGCATCAGGCGGTGATGGTGGTTCAGGCGGTGGCGCAGGTTATTATGACTATATGACTTCCGGTGCAGCAACAGGCGGAGCAGCCACACCATCTGGTCAGGGGAACGCTGGTGGTGATTCTCGCGGCGTAAACCCGTGGGGTGCTGCTGGTGGTGGCGGTGCATATGGCCCGGGCGGCAGTGATACTGCTGATAATGGCGGGGATGGTGGCACGGCAGCTTCTTCTACAATAACCGGCACCGCAGTGGACTACGCTGGTGGAGGCGGCGGTGGCGCGGGCTACCAGAAGCCCGGAGGTGACGGCGGCACTGATGCTGGCGATGGCGGATTTGGTTACACAACGGACACATCGGCTGCTAATGCTGGGGGCGGCAACGGGACTGCCAACTTAGGCGGCGGTGGCGGCGGTGGTGGCCGAGACAATGACGCAGGGACAGGCACCGGAGGTAGTGGCGGCAAAGGGGTTGTCATCATCAGTTATGACGACAGTTATGATGATGCATCCTCTACGGACGGAACCAAGACATCCGTTGGCGGCAAAACAATTTACACATTCAATGACACTGGTGCAATCACTTGGGATTAAAATGGGGTATCTAGCACAACTAAATGACGAGAACGTAGTGATTAAAGTTCACACGATTGCCAATAGCGTACTGCTGGATGCTGATGGAGTGGAGGACGAACAAAAAGGTGCCGACTTCCTCAACAACCTTTTCAAGATGGAGGGTCGCTACAAGCAGACCAGCTACAACACCAGAGCAGGTGTCCACGCACTTGGAGGCACCCCGCTCAGAGCAAACTACTGCGGGAAGGGATGGGTGTTTAACGAACAGCTAGATATTTTCCATCCACCACAACCTTATCCGTCGTGGATTCTGGATGAGGTCAAAGGTAACTGGAACCCTCCTGTGCCATACCCCGATGTGGAAGATGGAGGGGCTGATCCATTCCCGCCGTATCAATGGAATGAAGAAGCCCAGCAATGGGACAAGAAGGATTTAACATGAGTATAAAATACGAAATAGCAAGATTAGAGGCGCGAGTAAGTTCGGAGTGGAATGGGCGTAGCAATGTGGTGCGCGAATTGGTGGTCGGAATGAGGGGCATCAGTCCAGATGGACTGTCCGTCACCAGAGAAACACTACTGAGCCTGCCTGAACCTGATGATGAAAGTTGGGTGCCGTTTGAAGACATAGACGAAGCATGGTGTACGGCACACGTTGAAAAGGCAGCAGCGGACAAAAAGTGGAAGGACTCAATTAAAAGAGAGATTGAGGGGGTGAAGAGTAAGCCATTTCACAGGCCATTTAGTTTCCAGAAGCAGGCGAGCGGGCCACCAAGTGGATGATTAATCTGGATGACATGAAGGTGGGTGTAGCTTCCGTTACTGGAATCGGTAACTGGATGTTGCAGATTGATGTGATACTGAAGGTTTCGATCTCTGTAGCAACATTGATCTATATAGTTTTGAAGATAAAGGAACAGTTAAACAAAGAATAATATGAAAGAGAAACTGAAGAGCAGGAAACTGTGGGTCGCCATTGGTGGATTACTGGCCGTTATGTCAACTGAGTGGCTAAAGGTTAGCCCCGATCTTGCGGACAAGATAATCAGTGCGGTTGTCATAATCGTCCCGGCATACATTGGCGGTCAGGGAATTGTGGATGCGATGAAGGAGTATGCCGCCAAGAAGAAGTAATGGCTGCGCTACTAAAGGCTATTCTTGAGTGGCTTGGCGGGTTGATTAAGGGCGAGATAAAACAGGATGTTAAAGCGTCAGATGGGAAAGTTGACAAGAATCTGCGTGATCGCGTTCGCAAGCGTGTTCGCGAGCAGTTGCGGGACGACAAGGGTCGTTTTCTTTGACACGCATGAAGCGATGGTAAGGATTGGGCCAGATGTCAGGGGGAAGGTTTACTTCCAGCGCGATGGCGAGTGGATTCTTTCCAAGAACAAGGTCAGGTTGCCTGAGGGCTGGTACGCTGTCGGGCTTCCACCTGAGGAGGAATAGACATGACATTAACTGAATTAGCAGACCAGATAACCACGAAGATGTCTGACACGGACTCCGCGTCAGTAGCAACCTGTAAGAAGTTTATCAACAACCGCTACCGGATGATGTACGACTCCGCGCTGTGGACAAACTCAATGGGGGTTGTGTCCACATCCGTGGCTGCGTCTGACACCACGATCACGCTCTCCGATGACCCCACGATATTCTACTACCCGACTTCATCCACGGTCTCTTCAACAGCCCCCAAGCTGGATTTCATAGTTGCTGTCAAGTTCACGGAGACCGGAAAGGAGGACGGCTTTGAGGTGGTTGGCGCAAGCTGGATGCAGTTCTTCCAGCTTGACCCGAATGTATGGAACAACACATCCCAGCGCAGGGCTACGCCACAGAACTTCACCCCACTTCCGCCTGACGCAAGTGGATACTGCCGCATAAAGCCTCTCAGCACGCCAGACAAGGCTGGGACACTATATGCCCTTGGCAAGCTGAAGTTCGTCGAGATGGGAGACTCAGACTCCCCGGTAATCAACGGGGCTGAGAACGCCCTGCTTGCGTACGGTGAGGGGGATATGCTTGAACGCGCCATGCAATACCAGAAGGGGCAACTCAAGTTCGGGGAGGCGTCCAATATGCTTACAATTTGCAGGGACTTGGACAACGTCCAGCAGGATAAGATGAACTCGATTGTCCCGACAGTAGTTAACCACTGGAGCGTTCAGGACTTTGTGTAAACTTTCTAGCTAGAAACTTTTGACATGGCAATACTTGCAAATGACGGGCTGGATGACCAGTTGCTGCTGGACGGTAACAACAGCTTCGTTGGAGGCCAGATAAGCTCTACGCGGGCAAATCTTGTGCCTGCCGATGCCTACGCCGAAGGCAAGAACATTGACCTTGACCCTTTCGGCAGCGCGGTGACCCGACGCGGGACAGGTGAATTCGTGGGCTACCTAGTGTGGGAGGAGATGACGGATGTCACTGGCGATTACTGGGAGAATGTGGGAGAATTGTGGGAGCAGACAGAAGCCCCGATTACGGGAGCCTTCTATTTTGATGTGGACACTGCGGAAAGGATTGTCATCGCAGACGGGTCAGATAAATTGAAGACCTCGGTTGTTGATGGAACGTGGACTGTCATATCCGGTAGCAGCTTCCTGTCCGGT